TGCGGCTTGTGCCCAGGCAGATGTTCATTGGGGGTGGCACGTAATGGGCAACAGGTTTGCGTCTGGCAAGAACTCAATTGCGGAGTGCGACCGTTGTGGTTTTCGCTTCAAGTTGACCACGCTGCGCAAAGAAGTTGTCAAGACCAAGGTATATGATCTCAAGGTGTGCCCCCAGTGTTGGGACCCCGATCAGCCACAATTGCAGTTGGGCATGTACCCGGTGGATGACCCGCAAGGGATACGAGACCCCAGGCCCGACATCAGCTACAAAGTGTCTGGTCGAACAGGTTTGCAGATCGTGTTGACCAACAGTTCGGCGGCTGATGCCCAGGGGATTCTCAGCGGGGGCAGCAGGATTTTTCAGTGGGGCTGGACACCCGTTGGGGGTTCAGAATTTTTTGATGCCGCTTTGACACCAAATAACTTGGTTTTGGGCGTGCAATTGGGTACAGTTACGGTAGCAACGACATAAGGAGTCGAAGATGGACAAGAAAGACTTGGCACAAGACAAGAAAATGGTCGCAGGCGCGGTGCATAAGCATGAGAAAAAGATGCACCCTGGCAAGCCCATGACCAAGCTTAGAGCTGGCGGCAAGACCAACAGCGACATGCTCAAATACGGGCGCAACAAAGCCAAAATTATGAACCAGCGCAGCGTTGGTCGTGGGGGCTGATATGGCGACCTACAAGCAAGCAACCAAAGTGGCCAACGTGATTGTTGGTGAAGAGCCCGCCAAAGAGACGATGCGCAAAGCAAACGTGGCTGTGGCCAACACGCGCAGTCAAGACTACCCACCCATGAAGACCTCCGGTATTGTGGTGCGTGGCGGTAAAGCGCAGACCAAAGGCAAGATGGCCAGAGGCCCGATGGCATGAACTACACCGAGTTGTACAACGCAATTCAGAGCTACACCGAGAATCAGTTTCCCGATGTGTACCTTGCGAGTGGGAGTACTGTGTCCGCAACGACACAGATCAATACTTTCATCACGCAGGCTGAACAGCGTATATACAACTCGGTTCAGTTCCCCTCGTTGCGCAAGAACGTAACTGGGTTCACGACCACAAGCAACAAGTATTTGGCTTGCCCGTCTGACTTTTTAGCGTCCTACTCAATGGCAGTAATTGCCGCAGATGGCTCGTATGAGTATCTGCTGAACAAGGATGTGAACTTCATCCGTCAGGCGTACCCGCAGCCCACTGACACAGCCATCCCAAAGTACTACGCACTGTTTGGCCCGTCATACAGTAACAGTGATGAACTGTCGTTCATTCTTGGCCCAACGCCCGATGCCGTGTACAACATGGAGTTGCACTACTTCTTCTATCCAGACTCAATCACTGTTGCCACTGATGGCCGCACTTGGCTGGGTGACAACTTTGACACCGTGCTGCTGTACGGGTCTTTGGTAGAAGCGTATATTTTCATGAAGGGTGAGGTGGACATCATCACCATGTACGAAACCAAGTACAAAGAAGCTCTTGCATTGGCCCAGCGTTTGGGTGATGGCCTGGAGCGCAGCGACGCATACCGCAGCGGGCAGTATCGGCAAGCGCCGTTGCCGCAAAATAACGGAGTGCGTTGATGGCGTTCACTGGCAACTACAGTTGCAACACACTTCGCTCCGGGCTGGTAAACGGCACAATCAATTTTGCAACAGATACCTTTTATCTGGCGCTGTACACCAACGCGGCCACACTTGACCAGAACACCACCGCGTACACTGCGGCTGATGAGGCGTCTGGGGGCAACTACGTCGCTGGCGGTCAAATCATTACTGCGACCATTGGCACGGAGTTGGCGTCTTCTGGCAGCATTGTGTTCATCAACTTCTCCTCCCCGTCTTGGACGGGGGCAATCACTGCCAGGGGAGCTTTGATCTACACCCCCGGGGACAATGGCGCAGTGTGCGTCTTGGACTTTGGCAGTAACAAAACATCCACCAACAGTTTTCCCGTGACGATGCCTGCAAACACCAGCACATCGGCACTCATTCGGCTTGTTTAAGGAGCAATCATGTTCAACGATAAAGTTAAATCCAAAGATGTTGCCTCAAGCAGCTTGATTGCTGGTGGCTCTGCCGCTGATAGCGCAAGCGCAAAAGGCGTGTACAAAATCCAATGCCACGACAAAGACGGCAACCTGAAGTGGGAAGACGAAGCCCCCAATCTGGTGGTCAACGAAGGCCTTCAAGACATGAACGCCAAGTACTTTACGGGCACAACGTATACCGCTGCTTGGTATATTGGTCTGTACGGCTCTGGGGCAACCAACAGCCCTGCGGCTGGTGACACCATGTCTTCCCATGCTGGTTGGACTGAAGTTGTGGCCTACAGTCAAGCTACTCGCCCCGCCTGCACGTTTGGAACCCCCACCACGGCCAACCCCTCAGTGGCTACCAATTCAGCTTCACCCGCATCGTTCAGCATCAACGGCACGACAACTGTGGGCGGGGCTTTCTTGACCAGCAACAACACCAAGGGCGGTACGACTGGTACGTTGTACTCAGCCGCAGACTTTAGCGCCCCGGGGGATCGTTCTGTTGTGTCTGGCGACACCCTTTCCGTTACCTACACTCTGAGCTTGGCAGGTTAATCATGGCAACAACTTTTAAAAAAGGCGACGTTGTTAAAGCTGTCGCAGTCGTTCCTCAAGGCCCGGTGCTTGCACTGCGTATGAGCGAAGAAGGTGTGGTTTCATATCTGATCGAGTGGACGGATACCAATGGAGCAACTCAACAACGCTGGTTTGAAGAGTCTCAACTGACAGGAGCATGATCTATGGCTTTGGGTTATCAGGATGCAGATGCTTCTGATTGCTTTGATTTAAGGCAGTCTGATAAATCGTTTCTTGGTAAACACTGTAATCGTTGCGATACCACAAAACCGCTATTTGACTTTACTGGCGATGCGTCGCGCAAAGACGGTAAATACCCTATATGCAAACCGTGTCGCCGCGTAGGGCAAGTAAAGTACATTGCAAAAATAAAGGCCAGCCAGAAGACAATACCAAATACAAAAAAATGTAGTTGTTGTAGGCAAGAAAAAAATTCTACGGAATTTCAGCTTTCAAAAGCTGCTGTTGACGGCTTGTACCATTATTGCAATTCTTGTAAAAGGCAAAAAGCCCAAATAACAAGATACAAATGTACCTACAACTTTTCTGTAGCGGAAGCCAAAGATTTTGCCAAAAACAATGTTGGTAGCTGTTCGATATGCAATTCTTATGGAAAACTTGTTGTAGATCACTGTCATAGCTCGGGCAGAGTAAGAGGGCATATTTGTAATGCGTGTAATACTATGCTTGGTTTTGCAAAAGACAGCCCCAGTACGTTGGCTGCTGCCGCTGACTACCTAAAAAGGAACTATTAAAAATGGCACTAATTCTTGCAGACCGAATAAGGGAGACTACCACCACTACAGGCACTGGCTCTGTAACGCTGGCTGGCGCGTACACGGGCTTTCAGACTTTTCTTGTTGGTATTGGCAACAGTAACAGCACGTACTACACCATAGCCAACGTAGTTTCGGGCGAGTGGGAAGTAGGTATTGGCACGTACACAGCCTCTGGGAATACGCTTTCCCGTACAACTGTTCTGGCGTCCAGCAACTCAGGTTCGCTTGTAGTCTTCACTTCAGGCACCAAAGATGTGTTTGTCACCCAGCCTGCTGAGCGGGCGGTGTATGTAGATTCTGCGGGTACTACAGTTGACGTAAATATCCTGGCCGCTTCGGGCGACTCATCGTTCAACTCCACGGGCGCGGTAAAAATTCCAGCAGGCACCACAGGTGAGCGCCCCACGGGCGCAGTGGGCAAGATTCGTTGGAACAGCACGTTGACCCAGTACGAGGGGTACAACGGCACAGACTGGACGCTCCTGGGCGGGGCGGTGATCTCCAACGACACAAGCACGGCAAGCAACCTGTACCCGGTGTTCTCCAGCGTCACAACTGGCAACGCTTCCACTTTGTACACCGGGAATGCAAACCTGCTGTACAAGCCCTCCACGGGCGAATTGCAGTCCAGAGTGCCAGTGGCCTCTAACGGGATTGTGGTGAACAGCCTGACGGTGGCTACCAGCTACACGATTGCGGCGGGGTATTCGGGCTCATCGGCAGGCCCAATCACCGTGGCCTCCGGGGCGGTCGTTACTGTTTCATCTGGCTCACGCTGGGTCGTGTTGTGATACAAAGGATTTAATATGTCAAGTATTGTTGTCTCAGGGGACACCAGCGGTTCCGTAACTTTAAGCGCACCAGCAGTGGCTGGTACTGTGACTGTGACCTTGCCGTCCACATCGGGGGTTATGGCTGTTGGCGGCGGGACGATCACCACCCTTACCACCACAAGCGACATCACGGTTCAAGGTGTAACTGTAGGCCGTGGCGCAGGTGCTGTAGCCACCAACACTGCGGTGGGTGCAAGTGCTTTGCCTGTAAACAGCGCAGGTGCAAGGGTGACCGCAATAGGCGCATCGGCGGGTTTAACCAATACCGCTTCCGATAACACATTTCTTGGGTATTACTCTGGCGCTACTATTACCTCTGGAACATACAACACATATCTTGGCGCTCAGTCGGGGAATGGTGCGGCTAGTTCCACGGGAAGTTATAACACTGGCGTTGGCGGGTTAACTTTTTTAAGTATTAGTTCTGGCTCCAATAATGTGGCAACGGGTTATCAAGCTCTCTACTCCAACACCACAGCATCTAACAACACTGCTGTAGGTTATCAGGCGGGGTATAGTAATACGACTGGAACCCCAGTAACTGCATTTGGCTATCAAGCGGCTTATGCCAACACTACTGGACAATGGGTAGCAGCGTTTGGTTATCAAGCGTTAAAAAACAGCACTGGAGACACAAATAGTGCATTTGGCAGGGCCTTAGTCACCAATACATCTGGGCAAGCAAATTCGGCCTTTGGAATGAACTCGTTGTATTACAACACTACAGGTTCATACAACACGGCATACGGGCAAGAATCTTTATTTAACAACACCACAGCCGACCGCAACACTGCTGTAGGTTATCAGGCGGGGTATACAAACACAACTAACATTGCCAGCACTTTTGTTGGATACAGGGCGGGTTATTTATCTACTGGCGCACAATGCACTTTTGTTGGTGACAACGCTGGTCAAAACTCAACTGGAACATTAAACGGATTTTTTGGTCAGGCCGCAGGATATTTAGTTACCTCTGGCGCTAAAAACACCATCCTTGGCTCATACAACGGCAACCAAGGCGGCTTAGACATTCGCACAGCAAGCAACTACATCGTGCTGTCTGATGGGGATGGGAATCCAAGGCTAATCATAAATGGCTCTACTGGATATTTTCAAACTGGACTTGGTGCATCGTCTCCATATAACGCAACAACTGCATCGGCGGCAAATGTAAATATTTTTTCAGATGGCGCTCTTTATCGCTCCACTTCTGCATTGAAGTACAAGCAAGATATACGAGATATTGAGTCTATTGACATTAATCTTTTGCGTGGTGTCCGCTATAAATCAAAATGTAAAGGCGATGACCAAACTAAAGACTATTTTGGCGTTGTGGCAGATGAGGTTGATGCCGCAGGAATCAAAGAATTGGTTAGCTATGGGGCAGATGGCGAGGTTGAAGGTTTCCAATACGAGCGACTGACCGTGGTATTGCTCAAAGCAATACAGACACTCAAAGCAGAGGTTGACATCCTCAAAGCCCAACTCAACGGAGCATCAGCATGAATGAAATCACCGCAGAACAAATCGCCCAGCACCTCAGTGCCGCAATGGACTCAGTTAACCTCATCAATGCTGGCAAGCCCGAAGGCATGGAAGATGCTGATTGGGCAGACTGCCTATCCCGCAACAAAGAGCATTTGAAGATCATGCTGGCAAAAGACTTTTGGACAACTGAAGATTTAACCCCGCTCCAACAAGCCGCAGGAGA